CGTCACAAACTTGTGGCCGCCGAATGAGTGGGCGAACGCAAAAGCGTCTGAGACGGTGCCGTAATCTCGCCAAGCGCCCTCAATCGCATGAGTGCTCACCCGCTTGGGCGTCAAACCGTCCATCCGATAGAAGACCCGATCGTCCCCAAGGAAAAAGATCGTGTTGTCTTCCTTCGCAGTACAGTGGGCAGCGGCAAGGCCGCGCTCTATGACACCGCCAGGCACACGCTCGAAGGGAAAGTTCGCCGCACCCACATCCTGCCATGTCTCGGTCGATCTCGTGCCGAAGACGTACAGCACCTGCTGGTTCAGGACCACCGCAACGACATTATCCGGCCGCGCCTCGGCCGAGGACACCTGTGCGGCGTCATAGCTGGTTCCATCCAGAGATGCCGAGATGAAAAACCTGTTCGTGCCCTTCTCATCGAATACAAATCGCTGGTCGAAGAACGTCACCGTCTCGGCTGCATTGAAGTCCGCGTCCGTGATTAGGATGAAGCCAAGCGATGTGCTGTAGAGGTAGCCGTTTGCCCCGTTGACGATCATCAGTTGGGACCCGTTGTCGTCCATTGAGACAACGCCGGTCCCCGAGATATTGCCGCCAATGTCGGTGGCCGCCCACGTGCTGGTCACGCTGTAGAGGCGCCCGCCCGACACCACGTACAGGACCCCTCCCATGACGTGCATACCGCGGATCGGACCAGTTCCGATCGTGATGGTCGTCACGAGGCCGGGGCAGCCATAGAGGGCGACCGGCGTTTTCGCATCGGGCGGCTGGCGCTCCGCGAAGAAATTCACACAGCGTTGCGCGCTTACCGGGAGGGACGCCGCCCGGTAGCTCTGCGTCGCGAATTGGACCAGCATTAGCGCATCATGTCCGGCACGAAGGACACCGACCCCAGCTCACGCTCGTTCCAAGTCACATCCGCGAGATACTGCGCCGCCATCTTCTCGATGCGGGCCAGCTTCATCTCGGGAACATTGAACTCGGGTGCCATGACGAGCGCCAGGTTGAATTGGAGGGTCTGCACCCACTCGTCGGGAAAATCCTGGTCGTCGCCGGCCACATTGAAAATCTGGATCGGCCGCGCCCAGGTGAACTTGATTGCCTCGGTGATGACCTCCTGCGGCTGCCAGGTGTAGAGCAGCCCCGTGGAGTTGGCCCCGCCGCGGCGGTCGTAGAAGATGAGATTGGGGACGCCCGTGTTCGTCTTGTTCGGCAGGTCGAAATAGGTCTCGCGGTCCTCCACGTCGATCGGCGTGTCGATTGCGCTCGCGAAGTTGTAGCGGCGCGCGGCGAGGATCTTGAGCGGCCGGACGATACGGGTGGTGTAGGCGAAGACCAGATTTCCGGAAGCCGCCGCTGACGCGAGGCCGGACGCGATGGTGAGGGTCGTGCTCGGGGCTCCGCTAATGGTCGTCCAGTGGATTGACCCGTCATCCAGGACGATGCCGACGTTGTCGCTGGCTGACATGCCCGTTGCGGAGGTGATTGAGAGCGATGTCGCTCCGCTTAAGGCTGCTGCCGACAGGGTCGTGCTGACGTAGCTTTCGGTCGCGTGGTCGGTCGCGCCGAGGACATAGCGGGTCTGGTCCTGCTGCAGGAAAAGTGTCGCCTCAACGGTCTGCCAGATGTAATTCCCGAGACTTTGCTGATGCTTGACCCATGCGTTCAGGGCCTCGGCGAAGTCGGTAACCATCTCGGAATCCGGGGTCTCGCCGGCCTCGATGGCCCCAATCTTCCGTGCCGCGGCTTTGATGATCTGGTCGCGGTTACGCGTGTATGAGGAGGTGCCGCTGGTCGCCATTACGGACCTCTGGTCTTGACGGTGCGGGAATACACGTTACGGTCAGCACCCATGTTACGGAGCGCTGTTCTAGCGGCATATGTCGTAGGGGCCGGCGGCATCGGTGCGGTCCTGCTTTGGCGCATCGGGTTGCCAGACTCCTTCGGACACCTGATGTCCGGCATAATTTTCGGCGGGCTGCTAGAGCTGGCGTGGTGGTACGGGACCGCTACGGCAGACCAGCGCAAGGCTCTGCGAGAGGGCACAAAGGACCGCGAGCCAGGCAACTGGTGATCACGGAACCGGCATGACATAGAGGACGATTTTGGCCGTAGCCGCCGCCCCCTGTGGTGTGGTCAGCGAGAAGAACAGCGTCGTGTCGGCCAGAAAGATCGTGTTGTAGTTGGTCCCTGGAATTACGAACGCGCTACCGAGCGTGTCCGGCCCCGTCGTCGTCAAGCCCGAGTAGGTCTGCGACGACGCAACAACCTGCACGCCGCCCTTTGCCGATGCCGTGTAGATGCCGCCCGCTGCCGTCGTCAGCGATATGGATGGCTCGTAGACTAGAATTTGATTGATCTTGTACCGAGTGTAGCCGGACGGTAGCGAGATCGTCAGCGCTTGATCGGTCGTGACGTTCATATCGAGCGTTGCGGACGCTGCGAGATATTGAGCCGCCGATGCAACACCTGTGCCCCCAGAGGCCGGAGCAAGAGGCACGGAAAGAACAAGACCGGCGCTGCTGACGGACGCACGTAGAACGCCCTGCGTCGCGATGTTGAACGTGTTGGAAGAGTAGTAGACGCCAGTGTTCGTCTGTGTCGAGAACGCGGCAGATGGTGCCGACGCAGACCCATCGAGAGCCCAAAGAGTGCCCGTCCCGGTGATGCGCAAAATCTCTGTGAGCGTCGTCGAACCGTTCGGGGTCGCACGCAGTCGAAGATGCGTTCCGCGGGCCGAGCTGGTCCAAGCCTCGTTCGAGAACATCGAAACGTCTGCCTGGGCGCCTGACGAGTAGCCTACGTCGTCACGACCATAGGCTCCGAACACCACAATCGGCAGATTGGCGGCATTGAGGGTGGAGGGAGAGGCCGCGGTGCCTTGCGCGCGCCGCCCGCCGACCACGGGTGTGGCCGCGAAGGCATCGACGATCGCTACGGTATTGGTTGAGTCCGCGCTCGCGAACTGTGCAATGGTTCCCGTCGGGCCCGCCGGCAAAGCGTACGTGACATTCCCGCTAGCGATCAGCGAGCCGAGAATCCCGTCGTAGCTGGAACTGCCATCCAGTGTGCCGGCGGTGCTGCCCGGCAGGAAGGAGAGGCCGGCGCCGCCCGTGAAGATGTGCCCACCCTGCTCGAGCAGGAAGCGCGGGCCGGTCGCGCTCCCGCTAAAGGTCTCGCCCGACTGGAAGCACAGGCGGGCCGAAGCGTGGGCATACGCAAAGGCTTCGCTCCACACGGGCGTAGAGACGTTTGTCGTGGTGATGTTGTTGATGGATGATAAGTTGCTGTTGCTGCTGCCGGAGATATGGCGCGTCCGCGTGCCGCTGATGCGATAGCTCGCGGCTCGGATCAGGCTGGAGTCATTCTGCAACGTAATGTCGATCGTGCCGGCGCCCCCGCCGAACTCGCAATTCCCGTTGATGACCAGCGTTGAGCCGTGCCGCACGAAACAGGCCGCACCTGACCCGCCCGTGTGCGTAAAGCCCACGCCCTCGATGTAGACCGTCGCGCCGTTCAGGATCTCCAGCGTGTACTCGGCCGTGCTGGTCGTCAGGATGCGATTGTTCGGGGTGGTCGTGTCGCCCAGGATGCGGAATCGGCCGCCGCCCGTGAGGGGGCCATCGATGTCGGATGTGGTGGTGAGCGACGCATCCGTGAGCTGTGCAATGACATCATAGCCCGCGGTGTCCACGTTGTCGCGAATGTACTCGTACAGCGCCTGCGGCGTCGTGTAGGTTTGGGCCGAGCCCACGTTGTATGTGGTGTCCGCTATAAGGGCGATGCGCCCACCGACGACCGTCTCGGTGCCAGCGCTGTTCTTGAAATACATGCGGGTCACGCCCGCCCCGTCGTCCTTGGCGTAGAGCCGTGCAATGTTAGCGCTGGGATTGCTCGGTGCCGCGATCTCCGCGAAGTCCGTGTAGCTGAGCTGCGTCAGCGTTCCGGTCAGAGAGAGGTTGCCGCCAACGGCCACCGCGCCGCTGAACGTCAGCGTCCCTGGCGAATGGGTGACCGTGTAATTGCCGGAATTGAAGTTGAGGACCGCGCCGGAGGCAAAGAAGACGTCTGACCATGCAAGCGCCGTGGTGCCGAGGGCGCCTCCATCATTGGAGGCTGGCGTAACCGCATTGGCGTCGCTGATCAAGACGCCGCTGTTCTGCAGGACCTTGCCAGTGGCAAGATCAAAACGGGCGATAGCGTTGTCGGTAGAGCTTGCTGGGCCAAGTACATCGCCCGTCGCGGTCAAGGTCGTACCGGACATGCTCAGGCCAGTGCCGAGCGTGATTTCTTCTGGATCTCCAGACCCGGCAGCCGAGCCGCGCCCCAACAGCCGCGACGCCGCAGACACGTTCTGCATCTTGGCGTAGGTTATGGCATTGTCAGGAACGTTGCCTTTCACCTGATTTGGCGTGGACTCGTCCCAAGTGACCGTGGCCGTGTCTGTCAAATAGTCGGACATCAGATCACAACCATGTCGTTGCTGAGCGTGAACACGGGGTCGCCAGAGGGCGAGAGGACCGGCGTTGGCGCATCGCCGATGAACACTTCAGCCGGCTCCGGCCGCGGATCGGGCGCGCGTTGCCGGTCCTTGCGTCCACGGACGAAGTCCTGCGGGTGGCGCTCCTCAAAGTCGGCAAGGCACACCCATGCGCCGTCCCACCGCTTGCGGGTCTGCGAACTGCGGTAGTCGATCCCGCACACGTCGCAGCAGCGCCAGAAATCTCCGGCAACGTAGTGCGGCTGATGCACGGCTAGCCCTTGCGCATCTGCAGGATGAACGTGCCGGCGTCACCCGAGCCGAGGCCGGCTGTAGTGATGAGAATGTCGCCGTTCGCCCCCGCGCCGGCATGGCTCGAGGCCACACCACCGAACCCGCACCAGTCGTAGTGAAACCACTCGGCATCGGGCAGATGAACAATCGTGAGGTCCGTGGTGGCGTCGAACATGAGCCGGGCCGTGAAGCCGTGGTTCAGGCCCTCGATCTTCTCGACAACCAGCTTGGTGCCGTTCGTCGGAGCGAACGTGGAGCGATCCACCAGGACCGTGTCCGTCTCCTCACCCGAGCCGTCGCCCAGGATGTTGATGAGCTGCACCAAGTTGCGCGGCCCGTCCACAATGGTGGTTTTCGTGATGGTGTTCGCCATGTCGGCTCTCCAAATGAAAAGGGCGAGCCCGAAGGCCCGCCCCTAAATGCAGATCAGAGTGCCGATCAGCGCTGCTTCGCCGCCAGGATGTAGTCCACGGTCATGATCTTCGCGACCGCTTCACCGTTCTGGATGCCGAACGACACGGTCAGCTCGGTGTCCGGCAGGTAGGTGGCCGACGCATCGAGCGTGCCGATGTGCGCGTCGTTGACGTAGTATTTCACGCTGCCCTTGCCGTCATAGTACCAGCCGACCGAAAGATAGGTGTCGCTGACCACAGTAGCGATGGCCGTGGCCGAGTTGGAGCCGGTCGTCGCATCTTTGCGGACATAGAAGTCAAGGTTCGCGTCGCCGTCATCCTTCTGGAAGTAGATGCCGTCAGTCGCATCCAACGGCGTGGTGTCGGTGATCTGCAGGCCCATGACGAAATCCGACTGCGTCGCGTCGGACACCTTGAACCGGGCCTTGAACCAGGCGGCCTTGCCGGCTTCCATCAGGAAGCTCTCGCCGACCTTCTGGAAGAAGTCCGCGTCATTGTCCGCGGCGTCGTTGGTCACGACCAGCACGCCGCCATCGGCGTCGCCAAGGGCCTCGGTCGCCGAGCCGGCGCCGGCCTCGGTCGTGGTGATGGTCCAGTCGGCGGCAACGAACCGATCAAAGTCGTCCCAGAAGACGTGGAACTTGGACGGGTCCGGGGCGCCGAACATGCCCATGGTGGACGACTGGGAGACGTTGGTCAGGCCATTCGGAAAACGGGAAGTGCTCATTGTTCTCTCCTGAGAGCGTTGGAGCAGGCAACGCCGCGGCGCGGCGCTCTCAAATAAAAAGGGCGGGACACATGGCCCCGCCCCTCAGTCGTGTGTTGCCGATCAAGCTCCGGCGGTTCCGAAGATGCTGCGCCAGTCGGTCCAGCCGGCCGCATAGCGGCGGGTTGCCTTGGCCTTGGCATTCTCGGTGTCGAAGTCGTTGTCCTGGCCGAACTCGAGGGCGCGACGCTCGAAGTGCGTCATGCCGTTCGGGCAGTCCGTCTTGATGAACCACGCATCCGTGTCGGTGAGGTAGTCATTGACGACATACCCCTCCGGGAGGAGGCCCATGGCGCGAACAGCGTTGATGTCGTTGTTCGCGGTGCCGGAGCGCAGGGACGACTTCAGGACCCGCTCGGCCTCGAACATGAGGCTGTTCGGGACGATCAGCTTGCGGGGAACCAGGGCGATGCGGAGGCCGCGGTCGTTCTTCGCCTGGCGGATCTGGATGAGCATGTCTTCCAGAGACGCCTCGGAGAAGTCGGCCGCGGTCGCCAGCTCGTTGGACTGGTTGCCGTTCAGCGTGGCATGGTCGGTCGCGCAAAGCTCTTTCGCGTCGCCGCCCGTATAGGACGAGTTGAACGCGCGATTGAGGATGTTCGCGTGAACGACCTCTTCGGACTGGCGATGCGAGAACGCCAGGCCCTTGATGCGACGCTTCGAGACAACCTCATAGAGATTGTCTTCCATCTCCTCGCGGGTCACGATGTAGCCCAGGCCGTACACAACGTGCGTGTAGCGCTTGGTCCAGCCCTGGGTCTCCGAGTCGTAGGAGACGGACTGCCCCTGAGCCTTCTCCGGGGCGAGCCCGAAGCCAGTGACCAGCGTGTCCTCTTCGTAGTTTTTGGAGGAGGTCTCCACGTCGAAGATTTCACGCCACTGAACGGGCTTTTCCTTGTAGGTCCGCCCGAAGAAGGCATGCATCCCAGGCCAAAGGGCCTTCGGATGGTTGCCGGTAGTGATGACGCCAGCCATGTGCGTGATCTCCTGTTAGATGCCAGCGACTTGGTTGGCGTACTGGTGACGGTTGATGCGGACGAGCCACTTCGCATGCTCGCCGATCTCGTTGTCATCGCGCGGCACGAGGCCGACGATCTGGAGATCGAGCGTGTTGGTGGTGGCTTCGGTCGCGTTGTTCAGCTCGACGCCCGAAAGGCCCGTGGTGGCCGAGCCCGCCGCAACGACGAAGTTGGCGTTGAGGCCAGCATCGGCTGCGGTCAGGGGGGTTCCGCCCGAGACTTCCTGGATCTCGAACACGGCGTTCGGATCGGTGCAGACGTAGAGAATGCGGACGGTGGAGGCCGCCCGGTAGATGGTGGAGTCGCGACCGTTTGCGCCGGCCCCGATCGCGGGGTCAGTGCCAACAACCACGCCAACGACCACGTCGCCCGTCGCCGCCTGGTCAACGTCGAGATAGACGCGGCCGTTGATGGTCTGGGACGTGCCGGAGAGCTTGACCGGGTCGCCGATGTAGATAGCGGTACCGTCACCGCTCGCAGTGCTGAAAGCCTGAACCGCGCCCGTCCAAGGACGGCCGGTCAGGTCCGCAACGGGACGCATCCCGAACGGAGTGTCAACGTTAGCCATGTGATGAGTCCTTTGAGCGCGGGCGGCTCGG